AGAAATTCCATTCCTCAGGCACTATGCCGGACCTTAACGGTCTATCATCGCAGCAAATAGCTGACACTCTTCGAAGGGACAATGTTTTCAAAATCCATTCGAAGTGCCCAAGTTCAACTATCCCATCGGAGCAACCTGTTCATTCTTCGCTGGTTTGGGACGTGTGTAAGAAAACGTTCTCAACTGCTGTTCTCGACGATCTCAAGAAAATGTCGAGGTCCCCGATTTCACAGAGGTGGCTGGAGCACGAGCTAAACGGATATAACCATAACTACGCTGGTAATGGCTTCCGACAGCTCCCCACCTATAAACGAGCTCTCAAGGAATTGGTAGAGCAGTTCTCCTTCATACCGAAGGGTTCTGTTTCTCCAAAGCGTCTACATCATCTCAGCGACATTGGTCCGAAGTCACTCAAACCTTCAGATCTTGTCGCTTCATCATCACCTGGACTACGTGCACGGCTCGCCGGTTTCAAAACTAAAGGTGAGGCTTTCGATTACGGAATTCAGCAGGCAAAGTACATGACCCACATGGTTAAAGCTGGATTTAAGTATCCCACCAATAAGATGGCGCCTTGTTTCCTAGCAGCTCGATCTCACATAGTTGAGAGAGGCGAGATCAAATGCAGATCTATTCACGCCTATCCAATCGAGGTTACTGTTATGGAAGCCGCTTTCGCTTTGCCCCTTTTCGATCTACTAAAACAGGAGTGCCAAACCAACCATGAATTCTTTCTTGGCTGGGACTGCGCCCTTTACAAATCAGGGTACGACTATTTAAAGAATAAAGTACACGGATCCCGAATTTTGGAAATTGACTGGAGTCGGTTTGATAAGACGGTCTGCAAAGGCCTAATTGACGACTGCTTCGACATACTTTCCCCACTTTTCAAATTCAAAACAATGAGAGACCACGCTGCATGGCAACTATTCACTAACTACTTCGTGAAAACCCCAGTTGCTATGGGAACCTCTATCTACAGAGAAGAGGCTGGAGTACCGTCCGGTTCATTCTGGACTAACTTAATTGATTCTATGGTCAATTTCCTAGTAACCAAGACCTGCATCTGGGAAATTGACGACTCCATGACACTGGAAGGCAAATTTATGGGAGATGATGGATTCGTCTTCCTTTCCTACTGCCCTCCGGAGTTTCTCGTCAAACTGCAAGCAATCGCCTACCTTCTGTTCCATATGATTATCAATCTAAAGAAGTCAAGGCTACCCATTGATCCAACTACCGCCCATTTTCTTGGACACCAGATTACCAGATACAGACCAGCATCTGACATAGTAATAGCTGTCCTTTACCCTGAACGATCGGATACATCCATCATCGACACCGCCACCCGAGTCTGTGGCCTTGCATACATGGCTGCCGTCGCCAACCGTTCCGCCTTTCTATTCCTTAAACAAGTGCACAAGGAATGTGAGGCATTGATGCCAGATCTTTCATCCACACCAGCACAGTGGTCTCCCTCCATGAAGAGGCTGCTGACGGAAGGTCTGGGAGTACCTATCCCACTAACGCTTAAATTTCCGAATGAGTTCGACATCCTTAATCTGTTGAATACAGGACGAAGATACGCCCAAGAGGATGCAATGCTTAAAGGTTTTCTGGCTTACTTTGAAGACTAACGTCTGAGTTTCAGAGCATATCGCTTACCCAGGACCCAAAACCATGCATGGCATGCTACAACAAGAGTGAAGCCCCTCGCTTTACCAACAC